CCGCAGGGCTCTCGGCGGAGGAGATGTCCGCGAAGATACTTGCGGGCGGCGAGCAGGGCGCTGAGGGCTTCCAGCAGGTCATCGACGGTCTGCTCGGCATCGAGGACCCGGTAGCACGCGCGAACGCCGCCATTGGCCTGTTCGGCACGCCGCTGGAGGACCTCGGGGTGAACGAGATTCCGACCTTCCTGGCTGGCCTCCAGGACACGGGCGATGCACTCGGTGACGTGGAGGGCGCGGCCGGGGCTATGGCCGACACGATGGGTGGCAACGTCGCTACCCAGTGGACCGCTCTGACGCGCCAGTTCGAGGGCATCATGACGACCATCGCCGGGGGGCTCCTCCCGGTGCTGGAGCCGCTCCTCGACTGGATCATCGAGAACCCCGTCGTGATCCAGATTCTCGTCGCCGCGCTCGCGGTCCTCGCGGCCGGGTTTATCGGCGTGACCATCGCCACGTGGGCGATGAACACGGCCCTGCTCGCGAACCCCATCACGTGGATCGTGCTTGCCATTGTGGCGCTGATCGCCGCGCTCGTGCTCCTCGTCATGAACTGGGACACAGTGGTCGCGTGGATCAGTGAGGTTTGGGCCGGATTCATCGGCTGGTTCACGGGCGTCATGGACGGCTTTATCGCGTGGTGGAACGGCATGTGGGAGGGCTTCGCCTCCTGGGTGACGCAGGTCTGGGAGGGCTTCATCGGGTTCATCACGGGCGTCTGGAGCGGCTTCGTGTCGTGGCTCCAGTCCGTGGGCGACGGCATCGCCTCCTGGTGGAACGGGCTGTGGGCCGGGATCGGCGCGTGGATTCAGTCCGTGTGGGAGGGCATCGTCTCCTGGGTGACCGGCGTCGTCTCCGGGTTCGTGTCGTTCATCATCTCCGCGTTCAACGCCTACGTGTCGTTCTGGAGCGACCTCTGGAACGGCATCCGCACCACCATCGAGAACGTCTGGAACGGCATCATCTCGTGGTTCCAGGGCATCCCTGACCAGATCATGAACGTCTTCAGCGGTGCCGCGACGTGGCTCTACAACATCGGCAAGGACGTGGTGCAGGGCCTCTGGAACGGACTGAAGGCCATCTGGACGAACGTCTCGAACTGGTTCGAGGACACCTTCGGCGGCATCATCGACACTGTGGCTGGCATCTTCGGGATCGCCTCCCCCTCGCGCGTCTTCCGGGAGTTCGGCATCAACATTGGGCAGGGCTTCATCCAGGGCCTCGACGCGATGGCTCCGCGGGTCGAGATGGCTGTGGAGGACATGGCGCACGTCCCCGACACGGCCGCGCAGTTCATCGCCGCGTACCCGCCCAGCGAGGGCGCGAGCGAGTTCCACTACCACGCGGCTGAGAACCAGTCGCTCGACGCGGAGGAGGCGCTGTTCGACGCGCTCGGCTCCCCCCGCTCCCCCTTCGGAGGTAAGTGATGGCACGTGTTCTCGCCGTTCAGTCGGCCGGTGGCTCCCTCGAACTGGGGGAGCAGAGCGGCGTCCGCGCCGGGCTGAAGGTGCGCGGGCTGGGTATGCCGGGCGTGTCGCTCCAGTGGTTTGAGGGGGCTGGTGATGGCCGCTCGTTCCGGGGCGGTCGTACCCTCTCCCGCGTGGTGGACATGCCCGTGAAGATCACCGGCGCGAACCGACAGGAGGTGCTCGCGAAGTACAGCCAGTTCGCGCGCATCTTCGTGCTGGAGAACGCGCCCGTGCTCCTCACCCTCGAACTCGATGGGGAGGGGTGGCGCGCCGACGTAGTGCGGACGGGCGGCGGCGACTACACGATGGGCGACGACACGGACGGCTCGACGTGGCTGAAGACGGTCCTCACCATCGAGTCGGGTGACCCGTACTGGACGCGCGTCAACTCCGAGGCGCGTGTCATCACTCCGGGCGGTCTGGGCATCCCCCTGATCGGCCCGGGCCAGTCGCTCGTGCAACTCCTCATGTCGAACACGGAGGGCTCGGGCTCGGTGGAGTTCACGAACACGGGTGACGTGGAGGCGTGGCCGACGTGGCGCGTCCTCCCCCCGTTCTCCGGGTTCGCGCTCCAGCGTGGGGCGCTCAACCTGGAGTGGAACCAGCCGACGTTGAAGACGACCGGCTACATCGAGGTCAACTCCATCGACGGCACAGTGACGGATGAGACGGGCGCGAACCGGTACGACGGCCTGGACCCGGCTCCGAAGTTCTTCAGCATCCCTCCGGGCACGAACTCGGCGCAGGTGATCCTCGCCGGGGCGACGGGGGATACGCGCGTGAACGTGGCCTGGCACCCCCGCAAGGTGGTGCTGTTCTAATGCGCCTGGACGATCTCACCCTCGAAGTCCGCGATCGCACGCTGAAGCGTGTCGGTCAGGTCACCCCTGCCCATCTCGACCTGAAGGGGCGTGTCCGGTGGAGCGCCGTGGGCGAGTGGACGATCACCCTGCCGGGCAATCACGGCATGGTCCCGCATCTCTCCACGCCGGGCTCGGGGATCATCCTCCTCGGCCCCGATGGGACCGCCGACAACGTGATCCTCTCGGGCCCGACGCGCACGCCCTCGCGGGTCCGTAACCGGGCGAACCCGGACGGCACGTACACCTTCAGCGGCGTCACGGATGAGATCGTCCTCGCAGGAGCCCTCGCGGCCCCCGACACGGCCGTAGGACTCGTGGGGCCAGCCTCCACTACCAACGACGTGCGAACGGGCCTCACAGAGGCGCTCATGGTCGCCTACGTGCGAGCGAACCTCGTGCCGGGTGTCGCGCACGCCTCCCGCGTCCGCGGACTCCGCCAGTACCTCACCACGCAGGCCGTGATCGGCCGGGGTGTCGCACAGCAGAAGTCGCCCCGCTTCCAGAACCTCCTCGAACTCCTCCAGGAGATGGTCGCGTTCGACCCGGCGCTCGGCTTCCGGGTGGTGCAGGTGGGCGCGGCGCTTCAGTTCCAGGTGCTCGACTCCCGCGACCGCTCGAAGTTCGTCCGGTTCGACGTGGAGAACGGCACGGTGACCTCCGAGGAGGTCCAGGTGCAGGGGCCCGTCGTCACGGACGCGCTCGTCGCCGGGCAGGGTGAGGGCACGGCCCGCACCATCATCCGCCGCCAGACGGCCGACAGCATCCTCGCTGAGGTCGAGTGGGGCGTGCCGTTCGAGCGCTTCGTGGATCAGCGCGACACCGACGACGTGACGGAACTCCAGCAGTCGGGCGATGAGACGCTCCTGGAGGGCGTCGGGGGCACGGCCGTCAAGATGGTCCCCTCCGACGACACGACGATGGAGGTCGGGAAGGACTGGCGCGCCGGGGACGTGGTGACCACCGTCGTCGCCGGGACTGAGGCTGTGGCGCGCGTCACGGAGGTCGCGATCAGCGCGAACTCCTCGGGCGTCATGGCGGGCGCGGCGCTCGGAGATGTCTCGGGCTTCACCGTGAAGGACGCCGAGAGCACCACCATCGCCACCCTCGACCAGCGGGTGAGCAACCTGGAGCGCGCGAGCGCCGGGTCGGACGTGCTGAACCCCACGGGGACGATCCTGGAGTACGCGGGCACGGTGCTCCCCTCGGGCTACCTGTGGGCGGATGGCTCCGTGGTGGAGCGCTCCGCGGAGCCCGCGCTGTTCGCGCGTCTCGGCACGACGTTCAACATGGGAGGGGAGACGGCTTCGCAGTTCCGGCTCCCGAACCGCAAGGGCCGTGTCGGCGTGGGGCGGGATGCCTCGCAGGCGGAGTTCGACGTGCTGGGCGAGGCGGGTGGCGCGAAGGCCGTCACGCTGACCGAGGCACAGTTGGCGACTCACCAGCACAACCACAACCAGGCCCAGGGCGGAAACCTCTCGTACTCCGAGGCGGGTGGCGTCACGGCATACACCGCGGGCTATGGCTCGGGCCGTAACAACACGAGCATCATGACGGGCACGACGGGCGGCAACCAGCCGCACCCGAACCTCCAGCCCTACCTCACGCTGAACTACATCATCAAGACCTAGGAGAGGCCATGCACACACGAACCGAGAGCACCGTCACGACCCTTGTGGAGAAGGGGGCCCTGGGTGAGCGCTTCGAGGCGCGCATCGAGGGCGGCGCGGTGGACGTGCAGATTCAGACCGCGGAGGCGTTCGCTGGCCTCCGCTTGCCGCTGAGCGCTCTGGAGGCGTTCGCGGACTTCATCGACGCGGTGCGAGCGGACCCCGCGGCCGTCGTGGCAGAATCGTCCGTGACCCAGGAGGAGGCCACCAATGGCTGAAGCATCGTGGCCGTTCTACGGCGTCGAGACGAACGAGACACAGTTCAGCAAGTGGGCGCGCGCGCTCGCGTTCTCGGGGATCGTGAGTGGCCTCGCCCTCACCCCCGGCACCGGCATGCAGGTCGTCGCCGCCATCGGGCAGGCGCTCGTGCGTGGAGTGTTCTACGAGAACGACGCGGTGAAGAACCTGACCATCGGCGCGGCTCCCTCGGCGGGCAACACGCGCCTCGACGGCATCATCCTCCGCCTCGACCAGACGGCGAACACGATCACGCTCGTCGTCAAGGCGGGCACCGCGAACAACTCGGGCGGCATCCTCCCGATCCTCACCCAGAACGAGACGACCTGGGAACTCCTCGTCGGCATCGTCACGGTCGCCGCGGGAACGGCCGCGATCACGACGGGGATGATCAATCAGTTGCGTCCCTCCACGGGCCTCCGCGTCTACCCCTACGCCGACTCCTCGAAGCGGCCGACGCCCTCCGAGGAGGTCGCGCTCGGCGTGAACATCGCGACGAAGCGCCTGGAGATGTGGGCGGCGGCGGCGTGGGTGAACATGTTCGACTTCGCGAACATCGCGGGAACGCTCGCGGTCACTCAGGGCGGCACGGGCGTGACCACACTGAAGGCCCTCCGGGAGGCCCTCGACATCTACGTCCAGCCGGGTCAGCCCGCACACAAGGCGGGGCGGGTCTGGGTTCCGGGCACCGCTCTGGCCTGATAGGGGAGGGCGCTCATGGCGTACACAGAGGGGCAACTGAACGGCTCCGGTGACTACCGGGTCGGGCTGAACATCTACTACACGTCGCAGGACTGGGCGGGCAACTACAGCGTGTTCTTTTGGGAGGTCACGCTCGTCAACGCGAACAACTCCCCCTCGTGGATCAACTCGCCCTCGTACTGGAGCGCGAACATCGCGGGCGAGGAGTTCGGTGGCTCGTTCGCCCTCCCCTCCTCGGGGCCCTTCGGCACGCGCTCCCTCGGCTCCGGGTACAAGGCGGTCGGGCATGATGCCGCGGGCTACCGTCCCGGCTTCGGGAACACGGCGAGCATCGACACCCCCCACTCGAACATCGGGGACGGCTCCACGACGACGTTCGTGGACGCGCCGCGCATCCCCCAGCCTCCGAGCGCTCCCGGCGTGCCCTACCTGTACTCGTTCTACAACGGCACGAGCGCGCGCATCATCCTGCCCCCGTCTTCGGACGACGGCGGGGCGACGATCGACATGTACCTCGTCCGCATGTCGGAGAATCCGAACGTGGAGGCGGGGCCCTACGTGGACCTCGGCCTGTCGCCGTCGCAGATGTTCGGGGACTTCCACAACCTGAAGCCGGGCACCACGTACTACATGTACGGGTACGCGCACAACGCCCGTGGATGGGTCCGTGGCGGGCTGGGGAGCATCACCACCCAGGCGGGCATGTACGTCAGCGACGGGGCCGTCTGGCGTCCGCAGGGCATGTACGTCTCGGACGGGGCCGCGTGGCAGACTATGAACCCGAAGATCAACGACGGGGACTCGTACGAGAACCCGATGATCGTCACCCCGACCTAGGAGGGGGCACATGTATCCGACCATCACAATGCCGTCCATCGAGGAGGTCGTGCCGGGCGTGAATCCGCTCGCGCCGACCGACCAGCAGGACCGGTACTACAACAACCACTGCACGCGCCTGGTGCGTGACGCGCTCGCCGTGGCACCCGATCACATCATCCGCACGCACTACCCCTACGACCGGCCGGATGGCTCCACGGATGACACCGTGACGCTCGACGCCGAGGGGCACATCATCGTCGTGGACGAGGGGGCACCGCTGTGACCGTCTGGCCGAATGGCTCCAAGACCATCCCTCGCGTGTCGTCCGAGTACGGCATGCGGACTCACCCCATCTCGGGGGTCCCGCTGACGTTCCACTACGGCATCGACCTCGGGCACGACTGGGACGCCGTGCGCGCCCCGGCCTCGGGCACGATCATCTTCGCCGGGTACAACGGTGCCGCGGGGAACGAGGTCCGCATCCGCGCCGACAACGGCGATGTCTTCCGGCTCCTCCACAACCGTGCATTCGTCCGCACGAGCGGGCGCGTGTCGGAGGGCGAGCAGGTGGCGTGGATGGGCACCACCGGCTCCAGCACGGGAGTTCACTGCCACTTCGAGACGAAGCCTGGCGGCGGCTCCACCATCAACCCCCGCGACTACATGGCGCGGGCAATCGGCGGCTCGGGCGCAGGCTCGGGCTCCACACCCTTCGGAGGTTTCCTCATGGCTCTCAGCGATGCACAGCAGGCTCAGATGTACGACGCGCTCGTCTCCCCGCAGGGGTGGTATCTCACCCAGGCGATCATCAACATTCTCCGGGGGGAGACGGCCCCGGCCATCGCGACCATCGCGGCCGGTGGCACGATGTTCCCCGGTGCGGGCTACAACGCCTGGGTCGCCATCGCGAACGCGGTGCACGGCGTGGGCGACCTCGTGAAGGAG